CGCGGTCCCAATGCGCGTGACGAAGTTGTTGTTCAGGTCCGTCAGCTCGCTCATCTCCCCGATGGCGAGTGCCGCGCCGGCACGCACGCCCCAGCGCGTCAGCCTGCGATTGAGTCGGTTCTCTAGGCGCTCGATGTCGTCGGTATTCCTAGCCCTGATTTCCGCCCGCATGGTTGCGCGTTCCATGCGAGCATCCCCCATCGGGGCTCTTGATTGTCTTGGTACATATGTCCCGCCCGCCAGCGATTGAGTCTCCGGGGTGCGCAGTTCGCTGGTGTCGAGCCTTAACTTGATCGAGACTTCATTTTCCAGCGCCACGTTTTGCGATCATATCCGCCGCGATCGCGGCAAAGGCGATAAGATCGTCTCCCTCAAGATGCTTGGAAACCTCGGGCGGATCAAAGAATGCGTCCACGTTCACCGCCACGCCGTAGGCCGAAGTCGCCGCCTTGTCAAGCTCCTTGAGCAGGGTCTTGGCGTTGTCAGCCGCGTCCGTGTAGTCCGCTTGGCCAGCCATGAAGGCGTTGCGGGCCGCCCGAAGCATCCCGTAGACGCGCCCGGCTTCCTCAAGCAACCGCCTGAACTCCTCCACTTCCTCGGGCTTGAGAAACACAAACTTCAACGTGACGGGAGTTGGAGATCCATTCCTGAATTCCACCCCGTCCTGGCTGAACGCCCATTTGCAAGCCATGCGATACCCTCCATAGGCTATATCATCGATGTGCTGGAAGCGTAGGTATCCGAAATCGAGCAGCCCACGGCGGCAGACGGAAGGGACACGCGGTAGTTATGCGCCAGCTTGGAGGCGATCTGCCCCACCTCATCGTTTGTGATCGGCTTCTTCCAGGTATCCCCCAGGCGCGGGGACTTGATATTGAGCGTGACAGTTTGATGGTTTCCGGCAACGCCCATGCTCCCGGCGGCGGCGCCGCGGCTGAAAGAGAATCCCACCGTCATCCCGCTGGCACCCGTCAAAGCCACGGTGCCGGAACCCACCGTCGTATCCTCATCGGTTTCGGCCACCATGGACGTCAGCGCCGCATCACGATACCATTGGATTTTCCATATCGGCGCCGCCGCCTGCCTCTCGATGTAGACATACGCGCTGCCCTTGTTGCTGTCGGCTTCCGATGGATTCGTAATCGCGGGGGACAACACGCAAGTTGCCGTATCCCCGCTCTTGACGAGGGGACCGAGAACGAGCGTAGCCGTCAATCCCGTGGGGCCGTCCTGCCATGCCCGCGCCAGCGTCAGCGCGTTGTCGCCCGTGATTTTCGTTGTCCCGTCAGGAAGGGCTTTCGTCAGGAAGTACGTCACCGTGAACTGCGGCGCGTCCACCGTGTCGTCCGTCACCTCGAAGTTGGCAATACCCGAAAGCGTGTGATCGCTCCCGACGATGGACGACGTGGCGCTGTTCAGGACGCCGAGATTCGTAGCTGCGGACGCCAGAGCAGAGTACGTCAGGTTCGGCGCCTGGATGGTCTGCGAGTCCGCAAGCATCTTCGCACGCAACGCGCCGAAACGCCCTTTACGCGCCAGAATGCTGATCTGCCCATTCGTCAGCGACGAATCGTAGACGTAGCTGATCGCCCCGGCAGATTTGTCCTCATCGCTCGTGGAAAGCTCCACGTCCAGCACGGGAAAGAAGCTCGTCTCGAAAGCGGACCGCTGCGAAGAATGCATCGATGCGACGGTGGGCGATACCGTATTTTCGAGCGCGTACTTGCTGTTCGTGGCGGCGATCTCCTCCTCGTCCACGCTCGTGGAATACGCTGCCGTGATCTGCCGCTTGCTGTACGTCGCCGTGGTGGCGAAGTGGGAATGCTCCCACAAAGCCTCGGTCTTGCGCAGGATCTTCAGTTCCGCGCCAAGTTGCTTGAATGAATTGGTGTAATCAACCACGGCGATTCCTCCTCTACGTTATCGAAATATTGACGAAGCCTGCGCTCGCGTCTACCAAGGCGCGGCCTAGGGCGCTGAAATCGCACCAGCCTTTATTGTCATGCCCGATCTTGTGTACCTCAAAGTCCATGTTCTTGATGTCGATAGTAAACGTCGAGGCCGGAAGAATACCGGCGGCTGGAGCCACCGCGGTGAAGATGAATCTGCTGTTCGTCCCCGTGCGGGCGGCATCCAGAAGCGTCCAGGTCTCGTCCGAAAGCGTGCCCTTGAGGCTCACGCTGATGTAGGTTTTGCCGCGCTTCCAAATGTCCCACTTGTTGGTCATCGTCCATTCGCCGCTGATGCGTTGATCGAGCGTGATCTCCAATTCCGTATAGAGCAGTTCAAGGTCGATCCCCGAGGGATCGGTCGATCCGTCCCGCGTAAACTCCGCGCGCATCACGGGGTAGATCCGCAGGTCGGTCGGTGCCGCCGGCGAGGCGGGGATCACCACTCCCGCTGGAAGGCCATTCAAGGCATTGATATTATCAGCCCGCGCCTCGTATTCCCCTATCAGGATGATGCGCCCTTCGGTACGCACGTTGCGGATCGTCAGCTTATGTATCCAAAGGTCGCTCGTGCGGATCAGGTTCTGGCCGCTCCCGCTTGCCGTGGATTCCGCCCATCCGAGCGTCAGCCACTTGTCGATCTGGCTCTTGAGCGCATATACGCCCGCCGTCGGCGGCCCCCAATTCGACCGCAGGCATAGCCCGACGCTTTGCGGGGTCGCCATCGTGCGGATGATCCCGCGGGGCTGCTCGGGCATCGAGTAGCGGCTGGCTTCGTTCTCCGAGTAGGGCGTCGTCATCCAGGGGCCGGGGCGGGACTTGATGCGCCCAGGATCGACGTCAATCTCCTGCGTCCAGCAGCGGATGCAGTTGGCCCCAAGCGTGAAATCAGCGACAGCCGTTTCCTTGGCGCTTTGCACTCCGAGGAATGCCGCGCTAGGCTTCCTGATCCGCCTGTCTGTAGCCGTGCCGCTCATGTGAATTTATTCTCGATACTCTCGGCTTCCAGCGTGATGACGCCATGCCAGCACGTCGCGTCCCCTATGGTGATGCGCTCGATCAATTCGCGGTGCGCTACCGGCGTCGTCATCTCCCAATTCGTGAACACCGTCGTATTGAGCCGCAACCCGTCGCAGATCGACTCCATCTGGTCGATGAAGTCCTTCTCCGTCTTTCCCGTGTCCTGTATGCCCATGAATCCGTCGAGCTGGAACTTATGGATCAAATACACGCGGAACCATTCCGGCGCGTGTTCTTCGCGGGTGCTGATCTTGTTGACCATCCAGCCGTTTAGCTTCCCGCTCCATCCCGTATCGATGCGACCAAAGAGCGAAAGGAACTTCTGCGGATCGCGCCAGAACCGCTCATAGTCATGTACCACGTTGGCGACTGCCGATGGCGTCCCGGCGTTCAACGCGCTCTTGACGGCGCTGACGATGCCATTGCGAATCGTGGCTACGGTGGGGTTCGCGCTCATGTCTCGATCCTCACCACGGCGGGATTGACGTTGAAGCTGACGTCATAGGCATCCTCGGGAAGGCGGTTCGTGCTTGACCCGGACGCCCAGCGGCGGATCTCCCCGACGTAGGTGCCCGCGAGACCCGTATGCATGCCCGTGTAGGCAAAGCTGACGAGTCCCGAGGGGCCACTCGTCACCGTGCCCGTCAGATCAAACAGCTTGGCCGAGTCTACATCCTCGATATCGCGCTTGACGGCGAGCTTGATGGTCTTGCCCGTGATGACCAGCGTATCGCCCGCTCGGTCCTTGAACTCGTACACAATCGTCGGCTGCGTGCCTTGCATGAGGTCGATCATCATGCCGGGCGTGATCGCGGGGTAGCTGGTCATGTCGGCGTCCCCAGGTTCTGCTGCAGGGCCGTCATAAAGGAGTGCATATGGAATTCGCTCGCTTGCATGAGTTGATATGTCCTCTGGAACATCCTCCCGCGTCCCTCCAGGTTGGGGAGCGTCAGGCCGGAGCGCAATATCTTGCGCCTCACCATGTAGGCGATGCGCTTGCCTTCCTTGCCGCCGATGCCGAGTTTCCCGGCCACCCACGCCTCGATGGCTACCTTCGGCGGCATCTTGCTCCAATGCCCGTTGTACTCATGCGTCAGCGCCACTACGCCCTTGGCGTACACCGCCTGCTCGTCCCCTCCCATGCGCGGCTCGGCCTGCACGCCACGGACTAGGCCGCCCTTCCACCGGGGCGTCAGGTCGCGCACGTTGTCGCGCACTACGCGGGCGGATTTACCCAGCGCCGCACGCGCCCAGACCTTGACCCTCTCGGGGACCAACTGCAAGTCCCTTTGGCTCACCGTCATGGTCGCGGTATAGTTCACTTCCAGCCCTTCTGCAACGCCGCCGGATCGGTCTGGTAGGCGATGGCCGCCTCGTCGCGCCGGATCTCCGTTTCCGCCTGGGCGATGAGCATCTTCCGCGCTGTCTCGAATTCCTGCGCTTTCGAGCGATAATTTACGGCATCGAGGTTGTTGCTGACGCTGTTGGCGTACCGCGCCGAAAACTCCGCGCACGCGATGGCCGCCGCCATGCGCCCGATGATCGCCTCGTGGCGAGAGTCCAGCGTGGACGCCGAGGCCGTCAGCGTATGGTCAGTCGTGTACGTCAGCCGGAACGCGCCGGCGGGGTTCGGGTCGATGTAGTACCTCATCCCCGTGGTGGTACGCGCCATGCGCACGTCCGGGTTAGGTCCGTAGGGAATCAAATACGTCGGCGGCGATTGATCCAACGGATACTCGACGCTGACGATGCGGGATTGATTCGTCCAATCCGTTGGCACGGTGTAGTAGCCCGTGGAGACATTCGTGACAGAGGCGCACTTGATTTGCGGGATGCGCCGGCAGTACCAGTTGAACGCCTGGGTGATGGCGGCATCGCGCACCGCCGTGGTCGCCGTGGAGTTGACGTTCTCGAGGGTGGAGCCCAGATCCTGCAAACTGTATTTGTATTCAGTCTGTATGTTGGCGAGTGCCGTCATGGCGGGTCACCTCCTGCACCGGGTGGCATTCCTGGCGCGGCGACGGCGGGTACCTCCCACCACTCTACCGCACGCTACGAGTCATGCCCCGCGCCGGGCGTCCCTTAAAGGGACTCGGGGGAGCAGCGGTCTACCCCCGAGCCCCAAAAAGGAGCGTCCTAGTTTACCCCGCGAGCACGTTCACGAGCATCGTCTGCGCAGCGGGGTAGTAGGGCTTCAGCACCTCGGTGACGTAGATGCCAAACTCGTACCGCCTCTGCGACAGCGCCCACTCGTACTGCGTGTATTCGTTCTGAACTTCCATCTCCCAGACGTTGGGAATCTGGTTGTTCGGATAGGGCAGCTGCTCTACCAGGAAGATGATCGTCCCGCTCGGCAGATCGGGGTGGATCTTGATCGGGATCTCGTTGGGGAAGCCTTCCGCAAAGCTCGACGCGAACTTGTTGAGGTAGCTCCCGACGTAGATGCCCCCGACAATGTTCTTCTGCCCGTCCTGCAAGACCACGCGATAGGCGAGGGCGGAAGAAGCGCCGATCTTGGCCGTGATATCCTTCGCTTGCTGCGAGTTGCAAAGGATCATCGTGGGGCCGAGGCGGTAACTGTCCCACATGTTCTTGAGGACCGTATCGAACTGCGTGATGCCGCCGTAGGTGTCGCTCGTGAGCGTAGCCGCATCGAGCGACGTCACCGTGCCGTCAGCGGCGATGCTGCCGATGACGCCCGTGAACTCGTAGGCGCTGCCGGTCTCGTCGGACGTATTGGGGGTCGTCCCCGCGGCGCCCTGGCTGATGATCGTACAGGAGTTCACCGTCACGGTCGAGTGGTACTTGATCGCGCCCGCGCCCTTCTTGGTGAAAACGTTGTAGGCGACCGCGCCCTTGACCCGCGTCCAGGTGGCCGTGATGGTATCCAACCCGCCGTTGATCGTGATCGAGGCGGAAGAACCCACCAGAGACTCGCCCTCCGCGTTGGCGGTGCCGGCGGCCTTCTCGGCCTTCTGGTAGCCGCGCAGCGAAAGCGCCGAGGCGTAGACGTAATACGTGTCCGTCGCCAACGCGCCCGCCGTGCTGGATGACGTAGCGCCCGCCACGACCGTGGGGGTGCCGATGTCCGTGGCCTGCCCGCCCAGGATGACGCGCTCTTCCGAGATCATCACCGAGTACAGCAGATTGAGGGCGGTGACGGCGCGGACGTCCTCGAAGCCCTTGGAGGCGTACAGCGCCTCGAAGCCGATGTAGTCGTCATGCCCCATCGTCACGAAGGTCGCGGACTTGCTGTCCGTCCCCGTCGTGTTGAACGCCGCAGCGCGGGTGTTTTCCGCCACGCCCGGCCAGAGGTTCGCCGTGTTGATGCCCGTGATCCGCTTCCAGTTCACCGCGGTGGCGCCGACCGGGGCGGCCACGCGGGCGATGCGGTTGCGCAGGGGCGAGTAGACCGGGAACAGCTTTTTGGACGGCGCCTCGAGGTTGTACCCCGTCAGCGCCTGCGCGATGTTGATACCGGCCTTCTGCAGGCCCGGCGTCAGCACCGGCTTCTGGTTGAGGGCGCTTTTCGCAAGATCGACGGTCTCCTGCGTGATCGCCCCGATGGGAAGGCTCATGGTGTTCTCCGTTTCAAAAAAAGGGTTACAGTTTCTCGCCTCGCAGGATCTTCTTCATGTCCAGCGTGGCGGCCTGCCTGAGCATGGCATCCTTGGCGAGCGGGTCCATCACGAACGCCGCCGCCTTGATGAGGAGCTGCTGCTCCATTTCGGCAGCGCGGAGTTCTCCGACTCCGCTTTTCTCCACCGCGGCGACACCCGCAGGCAGTTCCGTCCTCGCGGGACCGCCGGGCATCGGCGTGTTCTCCAGGGTTTCGAGGCGCTTCGAGAGTTCCGCCTGTCCCGACGCCATCGCGTCGAGCTTCGCGAAAACAGCCTTCTGCAAACCTTCGATCCCGGTGGAGAATGCTTTTTGCAATTCGTCGCTTCCCGCGGCGGCTTCCTTGACGTAGCCGCACTTCGGGCAGCCGGCGTGGATCGGCGCGGGCGGCATCGGGGGATTCGCCACGGGGGGCGCCTCGCCCGCCGCCTCATGCTCCGTCGCGGCTTCCTCGTAGCTTTCCGTCACGGTCGCGCCGGGGGCTTCCGCGGCCTTGCCCTGCATATCCGGCGGGCTGATCGTCGTCGCGGCCTCCTCGTGGGGGCCGGCGGGCTTGCCCGTCGAGGGATTGTCCGCGCTCTTCGCGGGCGTGGGCGGGGCTTCCATCGGCTTCAGCGACGGCGTGATCGGCGCCTGCGCCCCAGGCGGCGTGTGCTGACCCGGCTTGGGACTCGCGCCGATGCGCTTCCCCGCTTTCTCCAGTTCGCTCATGTTATCCTCCGAGTTAACGGTTCTAAACATGACACCATCATCATACTCTTCGTCTGCCGATTTTCTCCAGCCGCCATACTGCATGACAAGTCGTTCCTCCTGCTTGTATTTCGTTTCGTTCTCGTCGGCTATCGCCTGCTGCCTAGCGGCCCCCTCAGTATCGCCAGCGCGTAGTCTGCGGGTCGCCTCTTGCAATGCCCGACGCGATGCGTTATTAAATCTTATCGCACGGCGAGAATGATGAAGTGCGCGCAGTTCATCTTTTCCATCTGCGTTTGGTTTTGTTTCGCTAGGTTTGCTTTCGCTCGGCTTGTCGCTGCTTGGCCCCCCTGCACTACCACCACCGCCCTCTCCAGGTGCAAACTGGCCGCCTTCGGGGGAGCCTGCGGGCTCATGGCTTTCGTTGAATTTGTCGATGTCCTCCCCTCGCGGGGCGTCGGCGTCGATCTCCGCGAAGGCGCCCTTCGTGAGCTTGACCTCCGCGAAGGTGCTTTCGTAGCAGGCGGGCAAGTCCACAAGCGAGACTTCGGACAGCGCGAAGTCCACGACGTGATGCTCGGGTTCTCCCGCCTTGTTGAACTTGATCTCGCGCTTGCAGGACGGGGCACCAATGCTGAATCCCGTCAGGACGCCTTCCTGCACCTTCTGCCAGGCGTCCCGACCATCGGCTGAATCGGAGAGTTTCGCGCCCACCCAGATGCGCTTGTTGACTTCATCGGGGATGACGGAGATAAGGCGGCCTATGGCTTTCGGTTGATGCATTTCACGGACCGGCCCGAGCGACTTCCCGCCCGTGACGCCGCCTACCGTGTCCGCGAGTTCCGCGAAGGCTTTCTTCGACGCCTCGAAATCAACGATTTCCCCCTGGCGGTCGAGGCTCTCTTGCGTGGCCGCCCCCCAGACCTCGTGGAGTTCGTGATTGACCTTGAGGAAAGGGAGATTGACCATCAGCCCCTTGGCGGGTATGCCAGTTTGCTCCGTAATCCCTGCCGTCTCTCCGCTGCTTCAAGAATATTGCCCTACGATTTGTCGTTTGTCAATAGTAACTTGTCGATTTCTTCTCCGATCAGTTTTGCGGCACGCTCGAAGCCCGTGAAGAACTCCTCCAACAAGTCGGCGGATAGCTCGATCTTCGTGCGTTCCTTGCCCGCCTTTTCGATCTCCTTGCCGATATCCCGCATATGCGTGGATGTGACGGACACGACGCGGCGCAGCACCGCAAAGGCGGATTTGTTCTCTAACACGCTCGCACGCAACGCCAGGGCGAACTTCTCGTTCTTGGCGTACTTGCGGACCATGTTGCCCTTCATGGGGTCGAGGTTCTTCATCTTCCAGATGTGGCGCTTGCCCTCGACGCACATCTTCTCCACGGCTTGCAGTTCGTTGCGCAGGCGCTTGATCTCGTAGTCGAAATCATCGGCATCCCATTCTGAAGGCTTGGCGTGGGCGGCCTTGAGTAGCCCCGCCACGTCGCGCTTGTCGCCGCAGTATTGCTCGGCGACCTGCTTCAACGGCATCTCCACGGTGCCGCGGATCTTTGCGCCGGCGGGGGATGTCTGGATGATCGGCTGTTTCGTGTTCGCTACGATGATCTCGAAGCCCGTGATGTAGCTCCTCATGTTCGGCAGCGTCCTGACCGTACCGCCGCCCACGCGGTTGACCTCCACATACTTCGTCTCGGGGAAGGCATTCAGCTTGCCGCCCCAAGTGTGTGTCACGCCTTCCGCGTGCGTCTGCTCGCCGGGGAAGGCCAAGTCCACGCCCACCAGCATGAGCGGACTGCACCCCATAAGACGGGCGAGATGTAGAGACGTATGCGCCACCGTCTGCGCCTTCCAATCGACCGTGCGCAAGCCACCATCAAACCTCCTCGCCCATTCCCATACGGCGATGCCGCAATCCGATACGATCTTCGGGCCTTTCCAGAGTTCAGGCACTTCGGGCCAGCAATCGCCATCCCAAAACAGCGTCGTGTCGGGATGTATCTTCGCGCCCTCGTAGAACTTCATGCAGCCTTCCGCCATGTCCAACTGCGCCACGATGTGCGGGTCTATGCCTTCCTTGACGAGCAGCTTGAAGGATTTCCCTACGCTCACGATCAACATACGATCCCGGTACTCGCGCAGGATCGGCAACGCATCATTGAGCGACGGCCCCGATGCGACCACGGCCGCGGGTACGCCTTGGAGTGCCTCGAGGTAATTCCCCACGGGCTGCGAATGTCGCAACTGCTGGAGGTTGCGGATGCCGTTCAGCGTCAGCCTGTCCGCGTGTACGAACAGCGTATTGATGTCCACTTGCCGCTGGTTGATCGCGCTGCCCAGGGCATCGGCAAGCACAAGCTGAAACTGACTCGTCCCGTTCTCTCCAGGGGGCGTCAGGATCTGTATCTCGAATGCCTCGCTCGCGTCGATGAACTTCTTCAGCGCATCCTGCACGGGACCGAGTTCCGGCCCGGCCTGGCAGACTACGCGGGGATCGCCCATGCGCCCGCAACCATCGAGCACCTTGAAGTCCTCCACGTTGCGCGATACTAGAAACAGCCACTTGCCGGGGGCGACACGCTCCAGGACATCGAGCGCGTCCGCGCCGTCGGGCCCGAGGCCGTTGACGATGTACGCATCGGAACTGCCGTCACCGAAATTCTGATCCACGTATGCCGACATGACGCTCCTCCTCCATAGGCGACCTATTGCGGCGGGTGTGCCTCCGTGCGGGTGCGCTGGCCCTTCGGCGTGATAACCCACGCGTTATCACAGTTCAGGTGAGGCAAGTCCGGGTATCCAGCATCTTCCGCTTGTTCCTTCGTGTACGGACCTCGCTCACGTATATCTGCGCAGACGTCACATTCTTCATGGCCGGGGCGTCCGAGGTCCATATGAGGAAACGAGATTTCGTAGTCCCAATCGCTATCGTCCAGTACAGCACGCGCACCCTCGTTCTGCCCCGTGGCGTATTCGGTGTGCGTGATGAGGTCTGCTTTCTGGTCTGCAAGCGTGCGGGCGTAGTCATAGAGTTTCACCTTGATCTGTTCGGGCGTCAGCTTCTCCTCGCGCAGCGTCAGTATCTTCTGGCGTATCAGCCCGGCGTAACTGTCGAGCGATTGCTCGATGATGCCCATGCGGTGATGGAGAGCCTGGGGAAAAAGCGAGCCCGCGTCCTCGAGCGAGCCCTCGAGGTCGAGCGCCCCGGCGGTGGCCGCCATGCCATCCGCGTATCCATCGGCGTACAAGCCGCCGATCAACACGATGATGCGGCGCTTCTCCTCTAGGTTCATGCCCTCGCCGTAGGGGCTGCCGATCAGATCGTCCGTCACGCTCGGGCCACTTCCTTCCTCACGTCCCGCAGCCAATCCATGTAATCGCCGTGGGTCTTGCCGCTGGCCTTCTGCGCGGCTTCCTTGTACTTCTCGGGATGATGCGTGAGCATGTCGATCATCTCGTCAAGCTTGTAGAGCAAGTCGTGCTTGCTCGTCGCCTGCATCGACTGCATCAGGCTTTCGAGTAGGTTGATCCGCTGCTTCTGGGTGCGATTCCTGCCCATCGCTAGACGCTCCTTTCCTCGAATAGTTCACACGTTTTTGCGGATTCGAGCGCCGACTTCAAGTCGAATTGATCCATCCCGTATATACTGAACTTGCCTTTATGCTTTTCGCATCCCATGAACGCTTCCGCTCCCGGCGTCAAATCGGAAAACCCCTCGCTTCCTCCGTCAAAACTGAAATGCTTACACAACCAGCAAAGCCGCTGCTCATTGTCGATCATCACACGCTCCTTTCCACCTCGGCCTCCAGGGCCGCACGCAACCTTGACCGCAAGTCCCCCGCCATGTGCGCCATATCGCCCTTCGTCGGCGGTTGCAACCTCACCGGGGGCGGTGTCCCCCGATGCGCCGCGAACAGCCGCTTGATCTCCTCGGGGATGCTCATAGGCGTGACCGCCTTGCGGATAAGGTCCGCTTCCTCATCCCCGATAAATTCGGTTTCAAACGACGACTTGGACAGCTTGCCCTCGCGGAGCCGTGCAAGCGCCCAGCGCTCCCATTCGCCCAGCTCGGCCAAGCGCGCCTTCAACATCGCCTTTTGCGTAAAGGCAGGGGGCGGGGCTTTCTCCTGCGCGGGCGGCTCTGCCGGCGCACCCGACGCCACGGGCGGCTGCTGCATCTGCGCGGCCATCTGCTGCTGCATCTGCTGACGCTGCGCCTCCTCACGCGCCAACGATTCCCGCGTGGGGAATACCTGATAGCCCCCGCCGGTCATGATGCCTGGCGGTATATCAAGGGGCTTCATGCCCTCTTCCTCGCGCACCTCGTCGAGCGTCAGCACGCCGACCTTGATATATTCGACGTTGCGCTCGACGCGCTTCATCTGCAAGCGCCCGCGATCCGTGATCCAGTTGAAGTTCAGCCAGGGCATCGCCAGCTCGTGGTCGATGATCTCGTTGACCATCTTCTCGATGAACTGCTTCAACACCGCCACGCCTCCCTCGGCTTCGGAATCGCCAAGCTCCTCCGCTACGCTGCGATTCGTCATCGAGATGAACGGTATCGGGCTGATACCGCAGGCGAAACAGAATACACGCGCCATCCATTCATCGAAGCTGTTCTTCGTGTTGTAGAGTTCGTCCTCCTTGAACTTCGTCAGGTTGAAGCCTTCGGGTACGAACTTGATGCGGCTGCGGTTCTGGATATCTCCCGCCAAGAGCGAATCCCAATACTCCTGCCATTGCCTGATCTCCTCGGGCGTCCAGTCTTTCGGCACGCTGCCCACGCCCGTGGGGATGTTCCCGTCCGTGAATTGCGCGAGCTGCATCAACTCCCGCCGCATCCCCTGGTTGATCGTGACGGCCGTTTGCTCCGTGGGCGGGTATCCATAAAACTTATTCGCCCGCCGCGTCATCGGCCTGTAGATCAACTCCTCCCGCGTCATGTTCGCATACGGCACGCCGTAGAGGAACTGCTGATACGCCGGGATCGGACGCACCGTGGACGATATCGGCTCGAATCCACGCGTGTCGCATAGCGCCTTGATGGTGCTGCCGTCGATCACCTCCAACGCCCACAACTTGCCGTTGCGCGACCGATGCTTGTAGATCGCCAGCGCATCGAGTACGAGGATCTCCTCCAACACCATGCCGAGCCATTCGTGCCACGAGTGGCGCTTGTCGGGCTTCTCCCAGAACTCCTTGCAGACGGCGATATCCGCCGAGTAGTCCACGCCGCTGTCGGTTTCCTGCGGCACGATGTCCCATTCGTGGGCCTTCAACGAGTTCTTGATATGCTCGATGATGATCCTGATGATCGTGTACTCCCCGAGGGAGCGCAGTTGCGCGAAGCTGACTTGTTCCGTCGAGCGCGGCTGGATGGCGATGTTGTAGCCGGGCGTGAACTGGAACTTGCGCGGGGGTTCGCCGGGCGGCTGCTTGGGCGTCAACGGCACGTTGCCCGTCAACCAGGGGTCTTTGCCGAGGAACACGTCGTCGTACTGGTGCATCCCCGAGAGGAAGCTCGATTCCGCCGGCGTCATCAGCCCTACGCTCTTGGCGAGCTTGCCCGCGGCGCCCAGGAGCTTGAACAGCGGCCCCGTCTTTTTAGATGCCGAGGGACCGGGCTTCGTCGATTTGTCGTTGTCTGCCATCCACGACCCCCTCTTGCCGAAGTGCCTGCGTAGCACCAGGGACATCACTCATGCCCCTCACCGATGCCGCCTCTTTATCTTGTACCCCGCTTTTGTTGAGATTGCAAGCGCGAGCCCGCATATATTCCAAGAGTCCCCAGTTGGCCTTGCCCTTGGCGGCTACGGCGTCGGCTATCGCGGGCGGTACGGACGCAAGCGCGAGCGCATCGGCGCGGTCTGGAGAATACCCGAGCCGACGCTTCGCTTCCGCCTTCTCCTCAAGCTTGATCTGCCCTTTGCTCGTCATCTTGTACCTCAATACGCTCAAGTCGCGTAGCAGCTTCTTGTCGGAGGGATCGAGCGCGATCTCGCCCGTCCTGAACCTCTCCCGCAACACCCAGAAGATTTCGGATCGTGCGTTAGCGTACTTCTCCTGATCGCTCGAATTGCTGCCGAAGTTGATAGCCTTGATTCGATGCCCCTGCTCTACGAGTCTATCGGTTACGCCACCGCCCAGGCCCGTGTCGTCCACCATGACGTTCTCGTAGGAGATGCCCTCCGATGCGAACTTGATGATCCTCCCCGTCGTGTCCATCAAGTCAGCGCCTTGCACGGCGTGGACACAACGGAACTTGATGCCCTCGCCCTTGTAGAATACCGTTTGATCCGAGCCGAAACGTGCGATGTCGCAACCGAGCGCCGCGGCAAGCCCTGTCGGCGCATCGTTCCACTTGGCGTATGCCTTCTCGATCCACGCCAGGGGGATCAGCGTATCCGCTACGTCATCGGGGAATACGCCGAGTACACGCGCCTTCCAAACGGGGCTATCCTCGCCGAACTCTTGCCGTATCTCCTCGATCCATTGTTTCGAGCAGTAGGACGACAAGCGGCTGTCAAGCGTGAACTGCTTATACATCGCCGCGTTGCGCGTGAACATGGCGTAGAATTCGCTGTCGGGCTCGTACGTCGCGTTGCCGATACAAAGTTCCCGCGCCTCCCCTACGGAAGTCATCAGCGAGTTGATTCCCGGCCAGATACGCGCCTCCACGCCAGGCGCTTCCGTCACGATCACAAGCAAGTTGGGGGAGTGAAACCCCTGGAACGCATTCGAGTCCTTCGCCGTGAACCCGATGATGAAGTGCTCGCTGTCTACCTTGCCGTCGGGAAGGAAGCTCTTGAGCATGGAGTCGTTTAACTCCCCGCCGATCTCGTATCGCGCATGGTTGTACGCGGCCTTTAGTTCCCCCCAGGTGATGTAGTTGACCTGGCGCTCGGTGGGGCCTGTGATGACGACCTTCGACGGATAGTGCGTCAAGTGAAACCACAACCCGAGGCGGGCGGAACAGAAGTCCTTCCCGCAGTTCCTAAGCACCATGTAGTCAGCGCCGAGTATGCGATGATTCCCGTCTACGTTGAACCCGTAGTAGCCTCCCTCTCCAAGATATTCAATCTTTTCTATCCCGAATCGCGTCACGATCCTTGATGGTCCGCGTACATACTTCTTCCGCTTGATGCGGCATGGAATCGGGAAGTTGAACGACATGTACACGCGCCAGTAGACTCCCTCGGTGTGATGCGTTGCGTCAAAGTCCGTCGATACATACTTTGGGCTCATGTGCGCACTCCCTCCTACCGAGCGCACAAGCTCAACGATCTGCTCCGATAACTCGCGCCGCTTCTGGATGAAGTCGTAGCAGCCAGGACGGATCATGGAACCATCCGTATCCAACAGCCCCGCCAACAACTCAAGCCTATCCTTCCGAGTGGACAGCATATAATCAGCGGGTATGTGCTTGTTCTTGAATACGCCGATCTCCTTCAGTTTCTCAACGAATGGATTCCTATGCTGCCTTCTGAACAATCCCCCATCATAGCTCGTTGATATCCACCAGTTCTTCCCGTTCTTGTTGGGAGATAACCAACATCCGATGGAGTCGGAATATCGTTTCAATTCCTCGATGACCTCTTCATCCGTGTTGCAGAAGTCGCCCCCCCCCTCGTATCCATCTCCGAGCCACACGCCAAGGATGTACGGTGGGATCGGCTGATACTTCTTCGTATATTCAGCACTCGCCCTGAATCCTGCATGACGCCGCCTTTTCTCCTTCGCCCATGCCGCTACATCCTCGATGGCCTCCTCGCATACGTCCCCCGTCTTGTATGCGTAGTGAGATGCCATCGCAACCAGGACAAGTTCATGCGGGCCGTTGTGGATGTACTCGGTCCCATCTCGATACGTCACCTTGAACATCCTGTCGCGCCCGTGATACAGGCAGCGCACGCGCCTGGGGGTTGAATCGTCCCCCATCAGAAGGTCATCGACTTCGATATCCTCTACGGACTTTACGCTCCCGTCGTACATCCTGAACATCGTCCCAGCCGCGAAGCATGAATGCCCTGATTTCGCAACAAACCGCCGATGCTTCGGGAACTGCGATATCATCTCCTCCTGCTGCCTGTCGAGTTTGTCGCCGAGGACTTCGTTGAAGAAATAGATCGGATCTTCGATGGATTTCCTAAGCGCCTTGACGCACAACTCGGGGTCAGTGATTTTGTCCATTCGTCCCGTTCCCGTTTGCGGGCTTAGGCGGCAATTCCTTCGCGGTCGCATCGAGAATCCTCTGCGGCGACGCCTGCCCGCCGAAGCTTTGCGATACGATCTGGATGATCGTCTGCATCGACACGCGATGGCCTTCCCCGTCCTTCGGTACGCCCGTGCCGAGAGGAAGCAGCAAACCCTCCGCACGCGCCACGCGCTCGACCTGGCGGCCGGCGCCCTCCATGGCGAGCTGCTTTTCTTCGAGCGTTGCGTTTGCGCTACCGAGCGTCTCGAACATGAGGTTGACCGCCTCCTCCGCGATATCGCACAAGTTCCGATACGTCTGATGCTGATGCTGCTTCCGGTCAACGTTGAACTCGGCTATTGCGTTTGCAACCTCGGGGTTGCGCATGAGGGAGAATCCTGAATACTTCGAGTAGCCCGCGCTCGCCGCGGATCGGCAAACCATTCCGCTGTTGACGACGTTCTCCACGAACTTGCGTTGCTGATCGTTCAAGGCCATGACGTTATCCTATCCCTTCTTGCCTTGAAAGCAAGGGTGAAAATCTTGCCTTGAAGCTCCGAGACGCGTATACGTCTAATCAAAAGCGAGCCCGAACCGTCGCCAGGGTTTTGATAGAGTACGTTTTTCAAGCAAAGTCTGAAAGTTGGTTTTCCGAACCGTCTCACAAAATCGCCACCGTGAGACAGTCCACCGTCTCAAACCCCCCTTTCCCCCTAAAGGGGGTGAGACGGTGAGACGGTCCCCCCCATGAGACGGTATGAGACGGTATGAGACGGTTCCATGAGACGGTTGTTTTCATGGGTTATTATCAATGACTTGCGCGGTTTTTAGAACCTCGTAAATGATGGTCATTCCCTTCCCCTGTGGCGTCTCCGAGATAGCTTTGTCCGCAACGAGTCTATTCAAGATTCTATTGGTTGTCGGCTTCGAGATTCCCTTGTCCTTCATGATTTTCGTTATATCGCAACCCTTGACTTTGATACACCCTTGGAGGGCGATGGCTTTGAGGGTGTTCAGGACATCGTTGTAGTTGTCCTGGGGCTTGGGTTTCTTCTCCTTTACCTCGGGTTCAAGGCGCTCAAGCGTCCAGCGGACGGAGTTTTCGTCGGGCTTGGCGTCATAGGTGACGTTGAACTTGTAGCCCTCGTCGTACTTGGAAATCAGCCTTACTTCGGTGACGTTGGTTTCGCAGCGGTTGCCCCAGTCTAGGATGACGTCGGCGGCGGCGGATATGACGGAGCTACCGCGTGCGCGTTCAACGGAATCCTGCTGTTGTCCGTCGCCCTGGCCCTTGCGGGAATGGTGGATGTAGAGGATCGAGACTTTGAGATCCCTGACGATGCGCTTTAGGTTCGCCATCAGCGGCTTGACGTCGGCGCTGGAGTTTTCGTCCTCCGCCTGGTGGACGTAGGATAGAGTGTCGATTACAACGATGTCGATCTTGAGTTCCTCGATCTTGTCGCGGAGCAGGCGGTTGCCTTGGGCGGTATCCATCATCAAGGTGGGATTGTCGCAAAGGTGGAAGTTGGCCGGGAGTTTGTAGCCGTCGTAGTCCATGCCGTTGAGGTAGCGACAGGCTCGCTTGACGATTAGGAGTGGGGAATCCTCGAAGGAGATATAGAGGACGTTTGCGGGCCGGTCGGAGGCGTAAGCCCAGACGCCTGATTTCCATTCTCCGATGGATGCCGATAAAGCCGTATGGAGTGCGAACACGGACTTGCCCCCCTTGGGCGCCCCGTGGAGTTGCGTCAGGCAGCCCTTTATCAAGATCGGCTTGATAAGGTAGTCCACATCTACGTCAATCAGGTCCGCGAGGGAGGATACGGGGACGACTTCCGATTGCGTGATAGTCTTCCAGTCCGGGGGCAGCGCCTTGAAACCATCCTTGGTCGCCGCCACGAGGTTGTCGATCTCGCCGTCAAGGGGCTCGCCGTGTTCGATCTTCGCCGCGATAATTGACGCCAGATGCGCCGCCTTGCGTCTTCCGTGATACTCAAGGATAGCATGAGCGAACTTGTCGATCCCGGTTTCGGTCGTATCGGGGCAGTCGTCCACGAGCGCGGCGAGCTTGGCGGGGCCGCCCATGCGCTCCAGGGCGCCGTCCCCGGAAAGCTCCGCCGCGAGCGTGACAAGATCCCCCGTCCCGCCCTTGGCGGCGATCTTCCGTAGCGCCCGCAGGATCGGCGCGTGGACTTGCGATATCGCGTCCTGCGGGAGGATGCCGTCCAGGCGTGCAAGCGCAGCCCCCGTGTCGGGCTGCATGACGAGCGCCCCCAGGAGACAGCGCTCGTGGATGAGGGCGGGCGTGAGCTTTTCAGCGGGCGACTGCATTTGATCCCCCTTCGTATTTCCTCATGTACTCCAATGCGTTTTTTAATATTCCAGTATTTTCCTTAGCGAATCCGATCGGGGTGGCGTCAAGTCCTTCGCCATTCCAGCCCCGATCTCGACCTTGATAGCCTCGCCGCACGCCACGCAGGACACGCGGATCGCTTGGCTCCGATCGCCTTTCATGGTTGTCACTTTCGAGTATGCCGAAACGCATCCACTCCGGTCAGGGGCGGGCGCGCCAGCGCCCCGCCCTCTGTATCTCTATACCTCTACCGCTTTTCCACTCCTAACCCCTTGATCCTCAAAGGGCGTTTTTTGGCGACACCTACCAAATAAGGGGGGGGGGACCTACCAAATAAGGGGGTGAGGCATACCAAATACACCTCATTATGGAAATAATGTCCCGAGCCGACCCCGCCCTCTCGACGTGCGGCTGCTAGGCGGCAGTCGGACGGTGAGAATCGGCGCGGGAAATTTTCCATGGTGTAACCGCCGCCTAGCATGAGAGAATTATAACGAACAGATTATGCTTGTCAACAGTATTCGGGAAATCAAAAATGCGTCATAGGCTATAATTTATTTTCGTATTTTTGTGTTTATTCTTGACATTTAACATTCCATCTGTAGAATATATATGTGCAGAGCATGAGAAAACAACGGCCCCCCGCAGCGGCGTCCACTACCGGCCAGCTCTGCACACAGTTTGTCGGCACGGCGCCCTGCGGTGGGCTTGATGGAAGGATGGGTAGGGGAATGAAGTTCACGGACTGGATGTCGTACGCACAGGGATACGCCGATGGGAGAACGGATGCGAAGCGTTCTATCTTTCGGGACACGTCAAAAAAGACGATCTACTACAAGAGCGGGTATTCTGATGGAAAATCCGGGCGGAAGCCAGCGAAGGAAGTCGTACTCGCATGAACACGCATACTTCCCCTATCTCAACCGTGGCCCGGTTCAAACCCGCGCCACGGTACTTTTGAGGAGGACGCATGAGCGCATCAATCAACTTCCACGCGGAATACCCGGAGGCGCAGTTGAAATCGAGTCAATATAAGGCACACGACGGGCTCGATGCATACGCCTGCATTATCTTGCAGGCGGGGGGTACCGATTTGAATCTGTTCTTGAGCCAGCAGCTGCTCGTGAATCTCGCCGCGGAGTGCAACGCCGCCGCGCAGTTCCTGGCCGAGCAGAACGCGAAGAAGGAGGCCATATGAGCCGCGAACACAGCATGGAGTACGAACATGAGGTTTTGCTGATGCTCGACTGCGAATTCGACATCGAGCCGTACAGCCCCGGCGGGCGGGATGAAGCCCCGAGCGGCGGTTGCGCCAGGCTCTACAAGGTCCGCATCGGCGGGAAGGAGATCCCCGGCGAACTGTGGGCGGCCATCGGCCTTGACGCCAAGACCGTGGAGAAGATCAATGAGCAGGCTTACGAGCGCGCCTGCGAGGACGCCCGCGATGCGGCGGACGCCGCCGGGGACGCGAAATACCACATGCTGAAAGACGAGGGGCGCATATGATCCGCAAGTGCGCGTGGTGCAAGCGGGAAATCAGCCGGGATGATATAGAGCCGAAGCTGGCGGTATCGCACGGGATTTGCCAGACGTGCGTCCAGAAGCAGGAGGCGGCTATCGAGGACGCGAACGACGAAGCGAGATTGTTCCCGAGTACGGAAGTTGATGATTCGGAAGAATAGGAAAGGAGCGTAGCGTATGGTCGAAGCAGCGGCGCAAAAGGTTCAAGGCGGGCCATCGGAGAACAAGGCGTTGATCCCGCAGGAGAAGGACGCTGGCGCAATCGCCTTGCGGCCGCCCTCCTCGCAACTCCCGGCCCTGCCCGAGCGCGATCCGTACCAGGGCATTGCGGCGAAGGCGTTCCCGGCAAAGGCGCAGGAGATCCTCCAAGGGACCATCGACCCGGCGGACGTGGAAATCCGGCCCGATGGAATCGTCTACCTCCCCGAAATCATGTATCGGCGGGTGTTGAACAGGGCTTTCGGGGCCGGCGGCTGGGCGCTGATGCCCCGCGAGAAGCTCACCATGCAGGACGGCATCATGTACCAGCGGTGGCAGTTGATGGTGGACGGACGCTACGCGAGCGAGGCGGTGGGCGAACAGGAGTATTTCGCCAACAACCAGAACATGACGTTTGCGAGCGCCGCCGAGGCGACGAAATCCAACGCCATGATGCGGTGCTGCAAAGACCTCGGCATCAGTAGCGAGTTGTGGACGCCGTCGTACATCGAGAACTGGAAGAAGCAGTACGCCATCAAGGTGTTCCGCCAGAAGGCAGTCAAGATGCCGTATCAATGGCGGCGCAAGGACCGGGAGCCGTTCTACGACGAAGCGCAAACGCAGCAGCAAGTGCAAAAACTTGAAGACACGATGGGGTTTGTAAAGCCGACTTCCCATGTAGCCGCCCCCGCCCCCGGCGAACCGCAGCGCAAGCCGAAGGCGGCTGTCGCGCCCCCGCCGACGGCGGCGGCCAAACCCGCAGCGCCCCCCCAGGGCATGGTGGCATCGGCGGCACCCGTCAAGCCACCCACGGCCCCCGCCCCCGCCCACAAGCCGCCCTTGACATGGCGAGGCATCATCACGGAAGTGGCCGAGAAAAAGGGGACGACCAACGGTAGTCCCTGGACGATGTGGCGTATCAACGGCGAGGATTTCGGCGCCGTGACGTTTGACAGCAATCTCGCGGATGAAGCCCAGGGCTACCAGATGTCTCTCGCCGTGGTGGACATCGGCTACCAGCAAGGCGCCCGCGGGCCGGTGATCCTTTCGCTCGCCTTCGCGGATGTCAAGGCCGCCGGGGATGCGGGAGACGCGATGGACTCCAGCACGCCCCCGGATGTGATCGACGCCGCGGAGGGGAGGTAGGATGGACCTGAAAGAGCGTCTGGCTAGGTCCGTAGCATCGCTCGGTTCGCAGAAAACCCGCAAAATTCGCGTTATTTCGCGGTCTCCGGTGCAAACCGCTCGAGATACGTGGAATAAGGCTATCACGCGGACTGATGCCCATTCAGCAACTTGCGGGCGCTGCAACAGGCGGCAGCATGATCCAGGCCTGGCGGTGATACTCGGGGCCTTGACGGACCCGAAACTCAATCCGTATCGCCAATGCAAAAAGGCGGTCGATTTGGAATCCGCCGAATGCCAAGCACGGATGGCATATCTCGCCGAAGGTGGGAAACTTCCCTGCGGGGAGGTATACTGATGACCACCGCCATCGACCGCGGCGATCACACGTACGTCAGCCCCGCAGGGCATATCCTACCGGGAATCTCCAGCGTCTTGCGTGCGGCGGGACTGCTGGCGGATATGCCCGGCGGCAACGAGGCGGCGATGCAACGTGGGAGTCGAGTCCACAAGGCCGTGGAATTCGACACGACCAACGAACTTGACGAGGCGTCGATGGACGATGGGGAGTTGTTCCTCGTCCATGCGGCGCGGCGGGCCCGGCAGGATCTCAAGCTCGATATCATCGCCGTGGAGTCCTGCGTCTGCAACGAGGCGCTCGGGTACGCTACGAAGGTGGATGCCGTTGTGCGTTGGGAGGGGAAGTTGACGGTGGTGAACTACAAGACGGGGAATTTTTACCGCCACTACCCGATCCAGATGGCGCTCGAGGCGTTGTGCGTGGAGGAACCCGTGCGGCGCCTGGGGATCTATCTGCGTCCGAGTACCCACTATCTCATACAAGAGTACACCGACCGGGAGGACTACGCGGTGGCGAGAGCGTGCGCGACCATCGCGGCCTGGAAACGTGGACAGAAGAACAACGAGGAAGCGATGAGCGACCTGAAAGAGGAGATCGTATGACCAATACCATGATCGAGATGCCCGACAAGGGCGAACTCCAAGCGGCTACGGCGCCCGTGCTAACGGCGGCCAGATGTCTCGTCATTACGGACAAGCCATCCCACGGCACGGGGATGAATCTGCTCAAGACGTTGGCCTGCGCCGAGCGCACCGTCAAGTCCAAGCTGAACCCCATCGTGGATACCGCCCACAAGGCCCACGCCATGTTGACGGCGCTCCGCAAGGAGCTGCTCGATCCCATCACCGAGGCCAAGGGAATCGTCAGCGGGAAGTTGATGGAGTACGAGGAGGCCGCGAAAGCCGCTGCCGAGGAGGAAGCCCGCCTGCTCGCCGAACAGGAGCGCAAGGCCGAGGAGGAGCGTAGGCTCCAGGCCGCCACGGATGCCGAGTCCCGCGGCGACAAGGCCGGAGCCGAGGCGATCCTGAACGAGCAGCCCGCCGAAGTCGTCGTCCACGTCGATGCGGAGGTCGCCGCCGTCGAGGGCGTCGGCAAGACCTATGAGGTATGGAGCGCGGAGGTGACGGACCTCGAGGCGCTCGTAGCACACGGCGTGGTGGAATACCTCCTGCCGAATACGGTGGCCTTGAACGCCATCGCCAGGGCCATGAAGGGCGGGTTGAAGATCCCCGGCGTGCGTGCCGTTTGCAAGACCACAAGGGCGGTGCGGGGATGATCGACGAAAGCTGGAAGGCAGTCATTAACTGGGTTGAAACAACGTCAGTAACAGAATATATCGCGTGGTTGTGGGCGTTGGAGCGCGAGCTAGAGGCGCCGCCAATCGCGGGCGAATACGACATCGACGGAAGACAACCGTTCCTTCACGAGTGGCATCAGGCGATCTGCGAGGGCATGGTCGATGATTCTATGCGTCAATGACGAGGGCCGATTCCGTGAACTCACCTTCAGCCATCCGCCGAAAAATCAAAGGGATTGGCGGCCCGGACAATCCAGGCTTGATAAGCGGTACGTTTATGTCAAGGACCGGCTCGATGAGAAATTCCATTTGCGGCTCACTAAGAGCGAGGCGCTGGATATGATTTTGCACCTTGAGATCGAAACGGGGGATATGGATGACGCCTAACGAGCTTCCCGAGGAGCAGTCGCACCCGACGCACAAGGACAGCGGAGAGCGATGCCGTAGCTACCACCAGGATCACAAGTGCTGCGTGAAATGCGCCCTCTGCGGCGAATGGATACGCCCCGAGGATATGGCCGGCGAATGCCGCGGCTACGATCCCGTGAAGGGAGCGATGGCGTGAAAGACTTCGGCTACGACACCGACAAGGCATGGGACTACGAGAACGGGTTCTACCTCACCTCGCCCGTGACGCGACTCGCCAAGGCGGTAGCGCATTACGAGTTATACAAGTCGATCATCGGACTGCCTGGGCAAGTCGTGGAATGCGGCGTATTCAAGGGCGCCTCGCTCATCCGCTGGGCGACGTACCGGGAGATCCTCGAAAGCCCGCATTCGCGCAGGATCATCGGGTTCGACGCCTTCGGACAGTTCCCCGAGCAGACGGACGCCGCTGACGCCGCCTTCGCCGCCCATTGGGAGAAGGTTTGCGGCGAGGGGATCTCCGTGGGCGAACTCAATCGGCTGATGGCCGCCAAGGGACTCGTCAACAACATCGAGCTTGTACGCGGGGATATCGTCGAGACCGTGGAGGTCTACGCGAAGGCGCATCCCGAGTTGAAGATCGCGCTCCTGCACCTGGACGTGGACGTATACGCCCCCGCTATGGCCGTACTCCAGAACCTGTGGAAGCGCATCGTCCCCGGCGGCCTGCTCGTCATGGATGACTACGGGACGCTACCAGGGGAGACGCGGGCGGTGGATGAATGGTTCGCCGGCCAGCGCGTGGAGATCCAGAAGCTGCCTTTGAGCCACGTCCCGGCGTTTGTGAGGAAGATATGATCGTTTGGAATGAGGCGACCTTGGCGGGGCGAGAATTCGATGCCCTCCCGGTCGGGACTATCTTGGTGACGCGTTCATGGAGCGATTACAACCTTCCGTGGCGCGTGCAAAGGATTATCGGGCAGGGAGAGGACGAGGATATCGCTAGGTTCAAGAATCAACAGGACGCTCTAGAATTTTCGAGGGAATTGAAGTGAAAAAGCGCAGATCCTGCTCCCGTTGTGGCCATGAATACGGTTGCCACTATTTCGAGAATAAGGACGTGTGCGCGTACCGCGACAAGCGCGGCTGGTGTCCATGCAGGGGCTACCGCGAGCGCAGGTCTAGGACTTGTGCATGGATGAAAATAGATGAACTCGGTATGTGGTATCTAGCTGTCGGCAAAGCGGCGATGAAGGAGAAGGCCCCAGCGGATATCGTCTTTTTCTATACCTGGATCTATGCTTTGCGCGATGCGGGGAAACGCCTATGAGAAGCTGCGCGAATTGCGGACATGGAGAACACGGCGGTGTTGTGTGCCCCGAGCTGCCGAAGAAAAAAGACGGTGAAACCGTGAAAGGCGAGAAAGTCGAAAAATGCAAATCCACGTTCGTTGTGGATCTGACACACTTCGGGTGCAGGCTCTCCTCCAACCATACGTGCGACCACTACTACGAGGGGGTAATGAAAAACGGAAAATACTTCACCGTGTCATGGGAGCGCACGAAGAATGATTCGAGGAAAGCATGAAGCGTAAACGATGGAAGGTGAAGACGAAACTTCCTCCCGCTAACGCCGTGCGCGTGTGCGCTCGTTGCGGGAAGGGCTTTAGGGAAGCCGGAAGCTACTGCCTTGATTGTTGGGAACATTGGATGGGACGATGATTGATTCGGTGAAACCATGAACAAGGCAGAAGCGAAGGAGATGGAAGACGCGGCCCACGGCATTCTAGTAGACCAGTTGACTTT